AGACTGTGATTCAGCAGCTCTTCGGGGGTGTTAAGGCGGGCGGCGCTGCCATCCAGTTTGGTGTGCAGCTGGTCTATTTCGCCGTTCTTTTTAGCCAGCAGCTTGTCTTTGGCTTCGTCTTTGGCTTTGGCGTCGCGCAGCTGTTTGCGCAGCTCGGAAACCGACATGCTGTCAATTTCATCCAGTGAAATACCGCGCACTGAACCGGCGTATTCCAGCTCTTTGACTTCCTCGTCATCCAATGCCAACAGCTCAACAATCTTGCTCTTTCCCAGTTTCTGCAAATGCGTCGACGTCGACGCATTTGCGAACTTAAGAGTCGCCTGCATAAAACGCTGAGCCATACGCGGAGCGATATCCAGACGTTCAACGCGCTCCATAAAATCACCGTGTTCGCACTGCTCCTTTAGCAACAACAAGCGGGAACCGATAGAAAACAGCTCCATGCTGACGCGCTGCTGGCTATCTCGAATTCCAGCCTCCAGCGCATCCGGATGCATCGGGCCGTCGTAGCGCAGCTGGGTGGCCAGCGCCTTGGCGTTTTCTGCCTGCTCAAGCGACACCTGCACCATCTGATTGGCGGCGGCACTTACAGCCGGGTTAATTTCGAGTTCGTCGTGGTCGATGACGGTGGGTTGATTCTGTTTGCGGGCCATGATGGTTTGTTCCTCAGTTAACAGGTGTGGTCATACGGGTGCGCAGCTCGGCTAAGCGCTGCTGGGCTTTGTCGAATTCGTGCAGCACGTTCATCGCCCGCTGGGCAACGCGGATGCTGGCGCGAATTCGGTTGGTTTCTGGAATGCGTTCAGCCCAGCCTGTTGCCTCCAGCGTGGCCACGTAGCGGCTTACGTTGGGTGCGGTGTAACCGGTGGCCTTGCAGATGTCTGATGCGGTCAGGCCATGCACCGTATGGCGCAGCAGCAGATCCAGAACGTTCAGAATGCACTCGGCTGATTTGTGGGTGCTCATTCAGATGCCTCCCATCCGTTCAATAGGGTGGGAACCGAACCTTTGTTAAGCTGGGTGTCTGCAACCACACCAACCAACAAAGGCCGGATTCCCATGACAAAACTAACGCTTTAAGAGCGCGTAAAAGTGCAGGAAATGCTGCTGGAGGCGATCATTTTTGGCCCCCTGCTGGGTGAGCGACGTTTTCGCCAGCAGATTGCGCAGCAGCTGTACTTAAATCTTGAAGCTGCTGAGCGAACCGGCTCTCTTTCACCTGCTGTGCAACAAGCTCTATTTGCGCACGCAGACGCCATGGCAGAGCTTGATAATCTGCCGGATGGGCTAAGGCCCGCTTTGCGAGGTTCCTTACCGCCAGTGGACTTTGACGAACCAAAACGCCGTTAAAATCGATTGCCAGCGGAAACAGCCGCTCAAACTCGGGCATGGCGTACAGCGGGCACTCGGCTGATTTGTGGGTGCTCATGGCGATCCTCTATTGCACCAGCAGGTTCTGGTTAATGGTTTTGCCCAACTCACGCAGAATGGCGCGGGTTTTCTGGCCCCAAGGCTCTCCTGCGTGGCCGCCTGCATGGCGGTCCACCACATTCAGTACGGTGCTGTATTTAAAGCCGTGGGCGTCACTCCATGCCTTCAGGGTGGTGCCCTGGTCGTAGAGGGCGCGTTTTACGGCTGCGGCATCTGCTTTGCTCATGGTGTAAACTCGCTTTGGTTTTGGTTAATTGGCTTAAGTTGGATTTAGTATGGGAAAGATTTCTTTCCCTGTCAATTCGATTTGAGGGAAAGTTTTTATGTCTATTGGTGAAAGAATTCGCTCTGAAAGAGAGCGTTTAGGGATGAGTCAGCCTCAGTTTGCAAGTGTGGCCGGGACGACAAAGCAAACCCTGTTCTCATGGGAGGCGGGAAAAACGTTCCCAAATGCGAACCAGATGGCGGCTCTGGCGGAGATCGGTGTTGATGTGATGTACGTTCTGACCGGTCAGCGGGGTTCACCTGCGCAGCCAGCGTTGTCACGCCGTGAGGCCGCGTTGGTTGATAACTACCGCCACTGTGCTCAGGAGGATCAGCAAGCCATCGACCGGGTGGCTCTGAACGCGGCGAAAACGCAACCGGATTTGCTGAATAAAAAACAGGATGTTAAAACTGCGTCTTAATGTTGGTGTTTGTTGGATAGTGTTAAATTAAGGAAGGAATTCAGGGAGGAGTTATGTTTAGGATAATTTTAGTCAGTGGCATGTTGCTACTTGGTAGCAATGCCTGGTCCGGTGCTTATTTTGTATGCACGGGTGCTGATGGCAAAAAGACATTTCAGGATAAGCCATGCCCAGGGCAAGGTGTCGATATGCCGAAGTCTGTTGATGAGCAGCAACAGGTTCTTGCGGAAAAAAAGGAATACCAGTCAAAACCTGTTAAAAAAAATCAGTGGGTTTTTAATCAAACCTTCGATGATATGACGGGTACTAAAACTTGCGGAATGGTACTTGGTCCGATCTACATGGGATACATTCAGCAAAAAATTTCTACGGCACAATTTATCCTCGTTAAATTAGATGGAGTTATATCTGCTGGCTTTCGTTCGGCAGGCTCAAGTCCAATTTTGCACAATGATATTTCAGGCCTTGGCGTAAAGATTGGTGATAACGACTTCATTCCAGTAAGTATAAAGTTTGGCCAGACATCCATTGGATTTTCTGCACTGGAAACTAAAAAAATAATTGATGAGATAAGCACTTCAGAGTTTCTTCGGGTTCGCCTGAGATACTGGCCTTACGATACCAGTTATGACAGTAGCTCATATCCATATACAGGATTTGCTGCAGCTTATGAGCAGATGATGGCTTGCGATAGTTAATAATTAAAGCCGCTGACTATGGTGTCGCGACGGTGAGTGGAAAACTTTAAAGGGAGAAAGATAATGAAATTACAAGGCGCTGTGATTAAAGAGCAGGGAGTAACCTTTGCCATCGTGGTTGTAAAGCGTTCGGCGATCACGACGAATCACCAGGCAGATCAAACCCGACAAGCTTTCCAGCCATTTTTTCCACAACTGCCACTTGTGCTCGCTGCTCAGGATTCATCTGGCAGGTTCGAGTATCAGGGTCGAACTGATCTGGTAAAATTTCTTGCAGCTTTGCATCCTTCTCAGATCCCTTGGAAGGAATACACGTTCTCTTGATCATTTCACTTTGACTCATAATCGTCTTCCTTTGTTGGTAATTAACTGAAACGCCCGATCAACCCCAGTGAATCTCAGCGCCCTTGTATGCCCCGGTCTCTTAGCAGCATTGAGGCATCCGCGCTGTCGCATATGGTAATCAGCGTTAGGGTGAGTATTGCTGCCAGGTCGTCTTTGTTGGCAGCCGGGTGCTGCTGCTTCATGTGTCTGGCCAAAGCGGCAGCGGCTTCCAATAATTCAGTCTGTACCATGTCTGTCTCCGGTGAGCTTATGAAAGCCAGGGCTGATCGTCTTGGCTCTGGTTTGGTTTGTTCTCTTGAGGATAAGACTGCATTAAAAACGTTGAAGGCTGTGAACCCCAAAGCGCCAATACCAGGGCGTTAATAAAATTCAGATCGGCTACTGAAAATCGCCCCATGCGAATGGAGTTAAACACGCCTTCTTCGCAGGCTGTTCGTTCGGCTTCCTGCTCGCTGTTGGTAGTCTCTGATTTATTCATAATCGTTTTCCTTTTGTTGGTAAGTAACCCATGGAACCACAAACATTTACCGCGTTAATTTCGGCTGGCGCTGCCATTCTGGGTGGCGTCGTTGTTCAGCTCGGATCCATTTTTCGATCCGCTTCTGACAAGCGCGAAGCAGAGAAAGCTTTAATGCGCTCCAGGCTTGAGGAACTGTTGGATAACGTTCATCAGACGACGGAGTGGATGAATCTGGTGCTGGATCGTCATAGCCCCAAATTATCATCCTCATGCGATGAATCTGTTCCTCTGTCAGTCTCTGCCCGTCGGGTTTATGTTCTGGCATTGCTGTATTTTCCGGCATTGAAGGATGATGCAAAAAACTTCCTTGATTCAACTTACGGTTTTTATCGGGTTGTAACGTCTGCTGTCCCCCAAGAACAGGAGTCCATTATTGAAATATCTGAAGCCTTCAAAGCGGCAAAGGCTAATATGGATTCTTTGGCTGTGATTGAAGCAGAGAAGTTGATTTAACCGCAGCGCTACGGAGGTCGCAGAATCGCCTCCAGCTCTTCAGTGTATTCCCGCATCAACCGTTGCCGGGTTGCCAGCGCCCGGTAGGTTTCATCATTCAAACATTCCAGATCTGCTGCTGTGATTGGCGGTAGTACCGGACGCGCCGGTGCAGGCAGAGTCACAGGCTTGTAACGAACCGACGAGCAGCCGCTATTTCCAATTGTTATCAAAATGGCTGCGATCACCATCAGCGATCTGGCGTTCTTCATTGGCTTGCTCCCGGCGATGCTTTTTTTGTAATTCATCACGAGCCCGGTTGATCGCGATCAGCTGCTGTGTTGCGGCTTCGGCTTGATCGGCACGATGCTGCTCTGCCTGTGCTTTTTCAGCGGCTGCGCGTGAGCGCCAGTACATGGCCAGCATGGCCCCCAGCACAGCCAGGTAACGCCACAACTTGCTGAGAAAATTATTCACGCACGATCTCCGGTTCTGAATGATGGGCGGTTGGGTCTCTGATTCGTGTCAGGCTTTTTTCGGTGTACTCCCGGCCTACCCAGGCACCCAGAATACCCACGGCCGCCAACCCAAAATCAGCGGCATTCATATCCGGGATTATCCCAAAGGGCGTGGTCAGCCCTGCGGCCAGAAACTTGATGATGAGCACCAGCCAGCTGATGGCCACAAAAAATAGCGTAACGCTTTGCTTTCCGCGTGCATCGCACAGGGTTGGTACTGTTCTCATTATTTGCTCCGCTTAACGATAGCCAGCGCTTGCTCCTGAGTATGGAGACCTTCCACGTACACCGTTTTGGGCTTTCCCCAGAGCTTCGGCACTTTGACTGCGGTTAATACCTGGCGGCGTGCCTGCCCCCGACGCAGTGGCGCTGAAATATGCACCCATTCTCCGAATTCCAGAATCATTTGGTCGTAGTCGGCACGTCCCATGATGTCTTCGGCTAATTGCATCGGGGTAATACCGGCGGCGGTTATGTCGGCCGCCCATCCCTGTATGTGCTGAGAGGTCGGTACACCACCAATTTTTTTATTAACGGCAGGGCTTCGGTAACCCGACGAAACGGTAATAGGCCGACCTGTTAAGGCGCGTACAGGTTGCAGAACGTCGTTACACAGGCGATGTATTCGGGTATAGATCACGCCGCCGATACGCACGCTGTTATCCAGGCCATACCGCGCAGCCGTTTGGCTGCGGGTAAATTCGTCCAGGTAAAAGTTTTCTGATAGTTGATGGCGATCCATTACATAACATCCCCCTTGCTGGTTCTGATTTTTAAAACAGCTTTTGGTTTTTAAAACCGAGTGAGGTCAGTTTGCATGGCTCGCGCGGGGCAATCTTTTAAAGGACTTTAAAATATTGCTTATAAACAGGTGGGTACACTGAGGGAAATTAGTTTGAGGCTACATCATGGGGATCATGGATGCACTTAAAGATTGGTGGGTGCCACTGATCACCATTGTTAACTTCATTGCGGTTTGGGTTGCATGGTCATTTCGTAAAGCGACCGTAAGCCCTGATGATTTCAAAGGCTTTACTACCGAAATTGCCGGATCAATTGAGAAGCTGGAAAACGACCTTTCCGGATCAATTCAGAAGCTGGAAAACGATCTGAAGGGCCAGAAGAGTGCTCAGGATAAGATTCTGGCAGAGCAAGACAGGCGCCTGGTTAAAGTTGAAGCCGAATTAAAACACCTGCCCCGACATAAAGACTTTGAGGATATTCATGTTCGCATCGGCGGAATATCCCGATCGTTGTCAAAAGTTGAAGGCGCTATGAATACGATGAATCAGCAAAGCAGTCTGATTTATCAGCATCTGTTAGACCAATCCAAATCCAGGGGGTGAAGATCATGAATTTCTCAGACCGTGTGTCTGCCCGTGAGCGGCTGATTGTTCTGCAACTGTTAATGCAGGATGCCGACAACGCTGTTACTGAATACGAACTGAAGCAGTCTATGGCGGCGGTCGGCCAGACAATTTCAGGACAGGATTTAAAAGATCAGTTGCGCTGGCTGGAACGCCAATGGCTGGTAAAACTTGAGCCATCGCTGTTGGACAGCACAGGCATGATCGTCCGCATTACTGAGCGTGGCGCGGATGTTGTCAGTGGCGCGATGTCTGTCGATGGCATTGAAAAACCACGTAAAGAGGTGTTCTGACATGGGTCGTCAATCCAGCATTAAACAGTTGGCTCCGGATCTGCTGGATAAGCTGAATGAGCTGCTGCGCGATCCGCGTATTAGTCAGCTGGATGCGACGGCTCGTATTAACGAGATTCTGGAAGATCTCGGCGAAGATCCTATCAGTAAATCTGCGGTAAACCGCTACAAGATGAGCATGGATCAGGTGGGACGTGCTATCCGGGAAAGCCGGGAGATGGCCGATATCTGGATCGGTAAGCTGGGTGCTGCCCCGCAAAGTAAGGTGGCTAACCTTACGTCGGAGATTATCCGTAACTCGCTGATTGATTTATCGCTGGCGATTCAGCGCATCACGATGGGTGAGTCTGATCCAGAGGTTGTCGCGGGTGCCGTTAAGATGGTTAAGGATTTAGCGTTTAGCCATGAGAAGCTGGAAAAAGCCGTCAGCGAAACCACGAACCGTGAAGCCAAAATTAAAGAGCAGGCCCGACAAGAGGCATTGCAGGAAGCAGCGAAAAACGCTGAAGAAACCGCGCGCGCTCAGGGTATGGATGAAGACCAGGTAACGTTCTGGCGTAACAAGGTTCTGGGAGTTTAACCCATGGCGATTAAACCCCGCGCCGATACTATCCGCTGCGTTGAATGGGATGAGTTGCCCGCCAGTGCGCGCAACATTCCCGACGGCTTTAACCCTGCTGCTGAAGGCGTTTTGATGAAGCACCAGGTGAAGTGGTTGCGCATCACTGCACCTATCAAAGTTTGCTCAAAAGGCCGCCGAACTGGGATTACCTTCGCCGAAGGTTTGGATTCACCGCTAACCGCTGGTGCAACGAAAGCGGCTGGCGGCATGGATGTTTTTTATATCGGCGATACCAAAGAGAAAGGTCTGGAATTTATCGGCTATTGCGCGAAGTTTGCAAAAACAATCGCGCAGGCACAGGCCGGTGGTATGTCGGAAATTGAAGAATTTCTGTTTGAAGATCAGCAGGAAGACGGCACAACAAAACACATCACCAGTTACCGCATTCGCTTTGCTTCGGGTTTTAAAATTGTCGCGCTGTCCAGCAACCCTGCGAACATCCGCGGTCTGCAGGGTAAAGTTATTATTGATGAAGCGGCATTCCATCGTAACGTCGCGGCAGTTATTGATGCTGCAACCGCGCTGCTTATTTGGGGTGGTCGCGTTTCTATTATTAGTACGCACAATGGTCGTGCGAACGCATTTAATAGCCTGATTAAAGATATTGAAGACGGCCGTTACGGTGACAGTGCTGAGGTATTTACCTGCACGTTCGATGACGCGGTAGCCAATGGGCTGTATGAACGTGTGTGCATGATGAAAGGCGAAAAGCCAACCATCGAAGGCAAAAAGCAATGGTATGCCACCATCCGCAATGCGTACGGCCCACGTAAAGCTCAGATGCGCGAGGAGCTGGACGCAATTCCCCGCGACGGCACCGGTACGAGCATGCCGGGTATCTGGATTGATAATGCAATGCCGGATAAACCTTATCGGCCCGTCGTTCGCCTGGCACTGGCAGATGACTTTGCTCAGAAGCCTGTAGATGAACGTGAAGACTGGGCGGCTGACTGGATCAGACGTTACATCGACCCGGTGTTGGCACTTTGCACGCCAGAGCATTTGCATGTGTTCGGCCACGATTTTGCCCGCCATCGCGACTATTCCATTTTCACGCCGCTGGCCATTGAACCAGGGCGGCATCGTTACTGCCCCTTCGTTTTTGAAATGCATAAGGTACCAACGCGGCAGCAGGAGCAAATTATCTGGTACATCCTTGATCGGCTTCCGCGATTTTGTGGCGGCGCGATGGATGCCACAGGCTCTGGTGAAACTCTGGCGGAATATACGGCGGATAAATACGGCAGCGGCATGATTGCTCAGGTGAAATTGAACCGGGGCTGGTACGGCAGCTGGATGCCAAAAATGATTCAGCAATTTGAGGACGGTACGATTCAGGTTCCGAAAGATCAGGATCTGGCAAATGATCTGCGCGCCATTGAGGAGGTTGATGGTATTCCGCTGGTGAGCAAACAGCGCCGACAGGATTTAAAAGATCCTGACACGTACCGCCACGGCGACTTTGCGCCGTCTCTGGCGCTGGCAAATTTCGCCAGCATTGAAATGCGTCAGGGGCCGGTTGAGGTGGCCAGTCGCCACCGCCGCCAGACGGCTGGTTTACTTGAGGGGTATGTATGAATAACGGCATCTGGATTAGCCCTGATCAGTTTGTGCAATTCGGCGAAAAAGCGTCAGGGTTTTCTGATCACATTGTGACCCGCGATCGGGCACCTGATTTTTCTGGCCTGGGTAGTTATCTGCCTAACCCTGACCCTATTTTGAAGGCTCAGGGTAAGGATGTGTCGGTCTATCGCAGTTTGCGCGGGCATGCGGCTGTTGGTGGTGCTATTCGTCGCCGTAAGGCCGCTGTAACCGCGCTGGAGTCGGGTATTAAACGCGGTAATGCATCAGCACGCGTTGAAGCCAATATTAAAGCCATTATCGACGATATCGACGTCGTGCAGTTCGCACGCGATGTGCTGGAAGCCACGCTTTATGGTTTTCAGCCGATTGAACTGTTGTGGAACAAAGGCCAGCGCTGGACGATCCCTGGTGAGTTAATCGCTAAGCCGCCGGAGTGGTTTACCTTCAGCACAAAAAATGAATTGCGGTTCCGAAGCCGCCAGTCTCCGTTGGAAGGTGAGCCGTTGCCGGAACGTAAATTCTTGTTGCCTCGTAACGATGCGACGTATCAGAACCCGTGGGGGGTGGCGGATCTGAGTATGGTGTTCTGGCCAGCCACATTTATGAAAGGCGGCCTGCGCTTCTGGGTTCAGTTTGCGGAAAAATACGGCACTCCATGGCTGGTCGGTAAGGTTCCCCGCAACACTAACCGTTCTGTGAAAAATGATCTGGCAGCCGATCTGGAGGCCATGATTCAGGATGCGATCGCAGTGGTACCGGATGACTCCAGCGTCGATATTATTGAGGCCGGATCGAAAGCGGGGGCGGCTGATGCGTATGAGAAGTTGCTGAAGTATTGCCGATCTGAGATCAATATCGCATTGCTCGGCCAGAATCAGACCACGGAATCGAACAGCACAAACGCCAGTGCAACTGCGGGCCTTGAGGTTGCGGATGATCTGCGCGACAGCGATGCGGGATTGGTATGCAGCACAATGAATACTCTGATTGAGTGGATCATGTATGCCAATGGAATGTCTGGCCCTGCACCCAAGTTTGATATGTGGGAGCAAGAGCAGATTGATGAT